CGCTCCAGGCCAATATTGAGTGCCTTGGCCTTCTTCTCGTACTCGCCCATCCAGAACTGGAGCATGCTCTGCACCATTCTGAATCGCTGCGAGGCAGGAATGTGGATCGACTCGGAAGTCATCACATCGATGTCTCTGCTGAACTCAGTCGTCAGTGCCCAAAGCGCTTCGACGAGCGCAGAGATTCCAATTACATCGATCACTGCTGTAGACATGGACGAGGGCGGAGTGTCCAGATTGTGCGTGTGCATGTTCAGCGCAATCTGCGCGTAGAAGTCCAGGTCTGATGGAAGAATCCAGTCGTAGTAGTAGCCCTCTACAAGCAAGGTACTCCCCTGTGGTGGGGGAGAACTAATGCGTAGGAGACCGTTCCGCTCGTCAAGTGAGTAAGCAGATGTGCTCATAGAGCAGGCACCAGTACCACCTGACGGTACATACGCAATCCACATAGATGGTGCATCAATGTTGGGATGGCCAAGTTCAAACGTCCTACCTCCCACGGTAAACGATGTTTGAAAGAACTTGGGGAAGTCACGCAAGTAGTTGCGTGCAATGGATGCAATTTCTTCAAGAGCAGACATCAGTACGCCCTTACGAAGTACCTAATAGTCTTGAACGCAGGACGGTTATCAATCGTCGGAGAGACAGACCCGGTAGACGACGTGCTGTTGGTGCTAGGGGCATTTGTTGTCAACGATGCGTTATTGACAGTGACTGTGTGGGTGTGATCACCGACAGCGTTCACAGTAACTGCACCATTAGTCACTGATCCGGTGTGAGAGTGGTTATCGTTTAGGGCAACTAAACTATCTTGCTCTGCGTAGTCAAGCGGAGACCCACCTCCTCCCAACTGCATTAGTTGCAGTGCATAGTCACTGGGAACTGTAGTGGACGTGAAGGGGAACGTACCAGTTACCTGCCACGTCAATCCTCCAGGTTGTGGGTACTGGGGAGTCGGCCTTCTAACGGACACAAACCCATAAGAGTTATACTCAAAAGTGTTAAACCCAACGGGATGGACAGCGTGACCATGCCCATAGATATTAGTAGTGATTGCTGTACTGTTCAGAGCACCACTATGGCCGTGCCCACCGCCTGCACCTGTCGACACCGTCCCATGACCGTGGGCTGGCAGGGTATGCACGTGGTTGCTCAGGTCATGAACGTGCGCTAGCAGCGGAATGGTGACACTGTCAGCACCACCAGACGCAGTAACGAGTCCACTTCCTCCTGTTGCAGCACCGCCACGAAGGAATTGGTTTGAGTAGTCTGGTAGCGTGATGGGCTGTGACACACCCCAGGCAGTAGCAAGACCATCGTACAGTGGGTCATTTGGTAGCGCAGTGCCATTGCACTCTTTGAACCTGGCTGGTGGCGTAGTGTTTGCTGGCCACGTAACAACCATGCCCACCGGAACAATGTCGTCAACTACAGACTGACTGGCTACCTGCAACCAGTTACCCGCTGCCCTAACGTACACAGCGTTAGTGGTAGAGGTAGGAGATGCTAGGACTACAACGTCGCCGTTAATCCCTTGTCCTGCTGATGGTACAGCAGCCTGAGTCCAGGTGATGTTGCCCGTGTACATGGTGCGCTTGTCAATCAAGTGCCCGTCAACGGTAGAACCTGCGGCGGCACGGAAGATCGCACAGATAAGAGCGTCTGTGTCAGGGTTGTAGTAGTTGTTCTTCTGGGCAGTCGTGTCCGATGAAAGAGCAGTACTCGTACTCTTAGGGAACACCGGATTAGTGGAGGACGACACACCGTCTAGTTTGACGATGGACACGGTAGAACCGCTAAGTCTTGCTACCAGCAGGGAGAACTGTACGTTTGAAGGAACGGTGTCTGGAGCAGCGTTAACAACGCTGTACGTACTGAAGGAGTACGGTACACCAGCGATAACGGCTACGCCCCCCGTTACGTTGATGGTTCCGCCTGACTGCGTGGTAACACCACCCGAACGGATGAAGTTCGACCGATTGCCGAGCGCTTCAATGTCTAGAGCATCAGGCTCTGCCTGGTTGATGTTGGCAAAGCGAAGAGCAGACCCCGTGTCGGTTGCGTTCGGGATGATGTGTGCCACGGTGTTCCTTACAGAGTGTCGTAGATGTTTCCTGCTGCTCGTAGGTACTCATAGAGTTCCACGGGCAACTGGTAACGCTTGCCGTCCTCAAAGTCGTATGACTCAAGACCCCAGTACATCGTCCACGTACCCTTTACGCGACCAGACTTGGTCGGGGTACCGACTACAACTGCTGACTCCACCTGGACTGCTTCGTCCTGATCGTCGAACTCGTCAGCAACGGGGATGTTGTTACGTGCCATTTTATGTCTCCTGTTTAATTGGCCCTGTGACTACTACAAGGTAGTCCACTTGTGAGATGGATAGTAGTTGTGAATCGACCACGGTCAACTCATGGCTGATGATCTAGACGCTTTGGCCTAGAAGCACTAGAACAACGCAACGATGTTAGATGCGCTGGTACCAGTTGCAAATACCCTCTCAGCATGGATCGGGAGGATAGCCCCAGCGGGTACTGCTGTGAAGGTTACCGACGCCCCCGCTGCATCGTCTCGCAATCTAACCCTAACGGTACCAGTACTCCCGACGTACAGGGCATTTGCGGTGAATGCAAGATCAGTTGAGTCCGATGGGGTAACGGCAAGGGCTGCACCGGCTGGCTGGTTGGCGTCTGGACCTAATTGACCAGCAAAACGAGGGTGTTGTGAGGCCACGGAATCTCCTTATCGGCTTTTATCGCATCGTAGCACAATATGTGCTGACATTGAGAAGGGGCGTGGGCGAAATACCCACGCCCCTTCAATAGGCACTGACGCTGTGCTATCAGCCGCCGTAGATCGAACCGCCGAGCGTGTTGATGAGAACACGGCTCTCGTGGGTGATCATACCGAAGCCCCAGATGGCGTACCAGGCGAGGCCGTGCTCACGACCGAAGTCGATGACACCGCCGTCACGCAGTTCCACTGGGAGGGCAATAGCGTGACCGAAGGTGTTGTCACCGATCATCACAGCGTTGTAGGTGTTGGCGTTGGTCAGCGTCGTCAGGCTGTTGTTGATGCCTGACGATGCGAGAGCACCCTGGAGAACCTGGGTGGTCTCAATGAACACCACGTCGTACAGGCGACCGATCTCACCGAGCATGAAGTTGCCGGGAGCGGCGTACTTCGTGACTTCGATGAACTCGGGCCAGTCACGGAGGGCACGTGCCTGCTTGGGGTGAACGAAGCAGACGTAGGTGTCGCCCAGACGGGGGATGTTCTGGCTGGCCAGTACGTCGACAGCGTCCTTGACAGTTGCTGGCGAGAAGTAGCCAGCGGCTGATGCTGCCGTAGGAGCAGTGGTGTAGTCGTAGGGGCTGAGAGCACCACGGCTAGCAGGGGCGTTACGGCCGAACACGATGTTCGGGGGAACGGCTGAGCCGCCACCGAAGGGAACAGCGTTCTGGTACAGGGTGTTACGAGCCTGGATGTCCATGCTCTGAGCCATGTGGCGACCGAGCAGACGGCTGCTTGATGCCATCACGTCATCGAACGATGCGTTGAGCAGCAGTTCGGTAACGGCGACGGCCTGACCCTGTTCCTTGACGGTGATCTGGATCTGGCTAGCGGACAGAGCCACTGGCTCCATACGAACGCCTTCGTTCAGGGTTGCACCTGCCGAAGCGTTGGTAGCAAGGTTGTTGTAGCGCATGAAGTTGATCGTGAGACCGGGCATGACACCCAGTTCAGTCTTCTTCACTGCGAACTGCTCAAAGCGCAGAACGGGCATGGCCTGGAAAAGGATTTCCTTTGACCAGATCGTCTGAATAGCAGGAGTCAGTGCGCTACTTGAGTTGTAGCCAGTGGCTGAAATGCTAGCGGTGCTAGTAAGAGCACCACCGGAAGGGGCTGGAAGGGCCATTTGTGTTTATCCTCCGAGGGACTTGTGTGGAATTGTTAGAAGCCACGCCGTTGTGGACGTGCTGCGCTCAAGAGCCGATCCCTCATTTCTGCATACTTATTCATCGGCATGTTCTGGATGTCATCCAGAGTGTACGTTTGCTGCTCCATTTGGTTATCCATTGGCCCAATCGGAGGAGCAGTTACCTGCGCCCCCCGCGGACGACCAGCCTGTGACTGGGTCGCCTGCTGAATTGATGCAACGATAGCATTACTCCGTTCGCGAAGAATGTCAATACTCGCTTCGACTTCTTCTACAGAATTTCCTGTAACTAGATCACGGAGTTCTGGGATAATTGCGTCCGCTTCTTCTGCAAGACGACGTTGCATGTATGTGTTGAGTGCCTGGAACTCACGCTCTTTCTCAAGAAGAGCGGCCTGTGCTTCACGCTCTTGCTCAATCTGTGAGAGTCGCCCACGCCACTCGTCTTCTACCTGCGAGATGCGGCTGTTGAACTCTTGTTCCTTCATCAGGATGAGTTCCTTGGCGGAAAGTTCCGCTTCCTCACGTTCCTTCTGGAGTTGGCGTTCCTTCACGGACAACTCCTCAGCCTGCTTGCGGGCCTCTTCGCGCTCCTTTTCAAGAGTGCTCACTTGGTCTGCAAGTGCCTTGAGGCGTGATTCGCTGTCTTCCATCTTCTTGTACAACTTGTCCTTTTCCTGCTTACGGACGCGCTCAACGTCCTCAGTAGTGAACATAGTTGGAGTGGTAGCGGTTTGAGTGGTCGCTGGCGTGTATACGCTAACGCTCGTACCATCTGGGTTAAGAGCGGCCATGCTTTCGCTGATGAACTGCTCTACTGCGGGGTTGTCTGTAGTCACGGTTGTACCTCAGTGTTGGTTTGTCTGATAATGACAGGAATGGGGAGACTTATTCTTCGTCTGGAACGCGCCGTTGTGCAAACCTTGCACCGTACGCCCTCTGCACAAGTTTGTTAATCATTTGGCCCTCTGCGTCCCCAACTTGGGTGCCAGGAAGTGGGCTACCTCCCTGACCAGCGGCGGTGACATCGGGGCCACCTGCTGATGCGACTTGCGCTGCGCCATCTGGCCCTGGGATCATACCCGTTACCAGCATTACAGCCTGCGATATTTGTGCCCTTAGCATATCAAGAGCACCTTGATCTAGAGCATCCTTCTGCAACTCTTCAAAGATCTCGTCCATCTTTTCATTGGGGAACTTCTCCCCCAAGATGCGAAGCGCTCCTAGTTTCGACTCAAGACCAAGACCCATCTTGGCCTGCACCTCGTTCAACTTGATGAGCACGTCGACAGGAAGAGGCTCTGGCCAATGACAGGTAGTTCGATACGTCGTTGGGTCAGTCGGATCAAGCATGGTTGCCTGATCAGGCTCAGGCATAGAAGCCTTGCTTGGATCGTACTGAAGCAAGTCAGGGCGGAATACCGCAGCGGTACGGATGATCAGTTCGTTTACCTTCTCTAGACCCTTTGAGAAGTTCACCTTGATCATGCTGTACCGATTCATGATCGGCTGATACTGGATCGCCAGGGCAACACCAGATGTGTTGCTGATCGGCTGCATCTGGCCAAGAGCGGTTTCTGGTACGCCAACATGTTCGTGCATGGCACGCTTTAAGAACTGCACGTACTCTAGAGCGCCAGACATTTCACCACGGGACTCTAGGTTGAAGACGTTGGCATCTTTCGGCAGACCACCCCACACCTTCTTCGGGCCACGCTGAAGGGAGTCGCTCTTAGCGCCAGTAATGATCGTGATCGGAGCAGCGTGGTAGTTGATGATGTCCGAGATGTCAGTCATCTTCTCGTTCAACTCACGGTTCAGCGAGATGATGTCAAAGATCGCAGATGAACCCCAGGGAGACGACGAGATAGTCCCGTTGGGAATGTGCACCACAGGAATGGCACCGATGTTGTTCTCGTACTGATCAACGAGTTCGTCATTGATGTACTGCTCCACCATCTCATCAGTGATGATCTCGGTGAATGTGAATACCTGACGGGTTCCTTCTGGAGATGTGCCCCAGAATCTGTACTTCAACTTGAAGCGAATGATGCGATCACGGTCGTGAGGGTGATACTCAGGGAAGCAAGATGATGGGTTGAGCGGAATGATCCGAATCTTCCCCTCGTGGACAATCCCAAGGGGATCTTGCCACGGCTCCTCAAACGCCACCTTTACGAAGCAGTCACCAGTAACGACGCCTAGTTGCCCCATCTCCCAAAGGATTGAGTGCTTGTAGTTGTGCACTTCCCATACCTGCTGGAGCAGATGAGGAATGATGGCGTTGTTCTGCTCTGGGCAATGGAACTCAATCCCCTTGCCAAAGGCGAAGTTGATCACGTAGTCAGCGAGCGTGCGAACGTAGTTCAGCGTGATGTTCTGCTCGCCCATCTCACGGCGATACGACCAGTGGTGGCCTAGATACCATGCCCACTCTGCTGCATAGCGATTAAGGCGAGGCCCGTGAACTTCAAACTCTTCGTCTGCAAGTTCAACGAGGCCGAGTGGACTGACTGATACAGCCAAGTCGGAGGAGGCAGCACGAGCAGATGGACTCCAGAAATCAATAGGCATTTACCTGCTCACCTCCATTCATTACTTTTTACCACGATTACGGGCACGGTTGATAGATGGGTCTTCCTTAACAAGACCGCCTGTTTTGGTGTGAGATAGATCGTCGCCACCCTCTCCGTCCATGCCACGCTTACGGCGCTCACGTCGAAGTTCAGTGCGCTTTTCTTTCTGATCTTCCCTCTTGTTGAAGTCCTTGTTGTACTCGTCTTTCTTCTTACGAGCCTCTGGGTTGTCCCGATAGTACTTGGCTGTTTCCTTCGGATTCTTCGACTTCGGCGGTGCCATATTTGTGCTCCTTTGTGTAACCGTACGCGTTAGGAACTATAGCGTATCAGCGACGAGTTTTCTTGCCCTTGGCAACGTACTCTTCAGCCGATAGGGGCTTAGTGTCGTACACGTCGGTACTGCGGAGACCCATGTTCTCCGCTGCATGAGACGCAGCGAGATCAGCGGCCTCCATCCGTGATGGGGTGATCTCATACGTAACACCCTGTCTACCGGTTACTCCGGTGCGTGGACGGGTACGCACGTCTGGCTTCATTGGGTCTGCTTGATCGTCATTCCACGTAGGAATGCGCCTGTCCTGACGAGACGCAGGAACAGGGCGACGACGTGGCCTACCGTGTCGTGCTGCCTGGTCTTCAAGCACCCCTGGGCGCACGTCAGGCGGTACTGGAATATCCCCTCGGTATGGCTTCTTGGCCGAATACCCAAGGTGGCCAATGCTCTCCTGATTAGATAACGATCCGAGTTGCATTGCAGCCTGCATCCCCGACTTGCTCTTTGGCAAGAGCACCGAGGTATCCATGACGGTGCCGTCATTCCCCTCACTGGCTTCTGGGTCGATCCAGCCGCCGATGCCCATCGTTGCCCCTGGCGTACGGAGGATGCCCATCTTTGCGCTAGCAAAGGCCGCAATTCGCCCAAACGCACCTGACCCTGGCTGCACCTTTACTTCCTCTGCCCGACCACCCTCTGGGGCGAATCCGACAGAGAGTTGATTACGCGCAAACTTCCCAGCCTGAGGGCCAGTGGTGCGAACAGTGAACCCCTTGTCTGCAACAGCGGCAGTGGCTTCGATTTCGTCCGGTGTGAGTACCGGGAAGTCTTTTGTAAGTTTGCGCTTCATAGTTTAGTCCTTACGACGACTATCAGAATAGTGATAGTTGTTTGGGTGAACCGCCCTTACCAGTATTAAAGTGATCGGAGCGGGACTGCTTTGCCTGCGCGTCAATCCCTGAGATGAACCCTTCGTAAGGAATATCCTTACTAGCGATTCTGCGGGACTCAGTCCAGGGAACTTCTTGAGCGAGCACCGAGGGGATGATCTCTCCCGATGTGTCAGACAACTGTGACGCTGCTCTGATGACTGCTTCATTATGGAAGGCGTGTGTGGTGGCGTTAGCCCCAATACGTGGGTCAGCGATTGCGCTGACTTTCTTCTTGTTGATGACAGCGGTCTTCTTGAGTTGGTCAGTAAACGCCTTATCAGATGCCACGAACTTAGCGGGGGACTGCTTGTGCGTACGACGCCCAACGCTCTCTAACTGTTGACCTGATGTAACAGCGCCTTCCCACGTGTCCTCAGCAGTGGACTTGGTAGGACTAAGGATTCCTTCAGTAGAGGACTGAAGTCCGAAGAGATCTAGACGAGTCTGCCCAGGAAGTTCAAACAGCGCAGTTTGAGCACGAGACATGTACTCCATGTGCTCGTTGCTGCCTGGAATGGCCTTGCTGATGCTGTCCCGGTAACTCCACACCTTCGGTGCGCTGTGTGGGTTAATGGCGTCTTTGTGGTGGATGTTCCCACGAACAACATCAACAGCCTTAGCCATGTTCTCGTTAGTGCCGCCATTGGCCCACTGGGTCAGAACGTTCTTATCTACTCCACCAATGTGCTCACGCAAGGATGGACTACCGATCAACGACGCCTGCTGAGATGTCAACTCACTGAACGTGAGTGACGAGCGCTTCACACCTAGTTTCTTCTGAGCGTGAGCGCTCAATGTAAGAGTTGGGTTTGTGCTGTGCATATGCGCTAAAGCGCCAACTGCCGACTTCTCCCTGTCAGGACTATTGGAGGGAGACATTACAGCGGAGGCAGTAACGATTGAATCTTCGTCAATACCGTGTTGACTTGCGATGTCATTCAACTGCTGCCTGTGGTCGAAGTACCAACCAACACCAGCAGCCCGTAGTGCCGATCCCCCACCAAGACCAAGACCACTTTGCTGCGAAGCCCGACGAGCAGACCCACGAATTAGTTGTACGCGTCGATTGGCAGCAGTATCTAGCGTTACGGGAACGTCCTTTAGATGTGGGCTGACCTCGCCTAAAGCAGCAAGTGACCGGTCCATACCTTTGGCTGTTTTTTTAGCAGATTCCTGCTTCTTCTCAGGAAGTGATTCATCTGTTGATGCTGCTAATGCTGAGGCGCGACGGGAAAGCATGGTTGCTTTTGCCTTCTTGGCAGTGGTCTTTGCCTTGCCCCAGTTCGCCATGTTTGAAGAGACGACTTTTTGCCCGACTTCGTCCATGTCGGACCATTGAAGAGGACGGTCGTCAGGTGCTCTGGTAACCCGCTCAGGCGCTTGGTCGTTACGCTTTGCCACTACGTGCCTCTTTGTTGTATACGGCTACTCCACGAGAGCGGAGACGAGATGTTGATAGGGGGTCACTGGTGACGCTAGTACTTGCAGCGTAGTCACTACGTGAACGACCCTCTAGCGGCAATCCCTCTGGAATGAGGTTCTGCATGGGATCAACTACAAACTCCCCCATGCCTTCCATTGCCTTGGGCTGAGACACCATTTCACGTGGAGTGGATACGTACGCACTGGGGACAGAGATGTCGATCATGTCTTGACGCCCGTGACCGCTATTGAACTCATCAGTTCGCATGCGTCGAAACGACGACGCAACGTCAGCAAAGGACACCTGTGCTGTGTCCTTTGCCATCGTTAGTACCGGTGGGGACGACGACTCATCCACGAGATGGTGTACGAATCAGTCGTATACGACAGTTGGGTTGGGGCGCTTCATAATCCCACCTGAGTTGTATGAGTACTCAAAGGTAGGCATGTAGTCACCGGCCATCGACCCCTGCACGAACTCACCGAGAACCTCAGGGGCTTCAACCCAAGCAGCCGACCCAACGTGGGCACGCTCACGCATCGTCTCCTCGGCACGCTTGAAGACTGCCTCTGGGTTAGGGGTGTTCATGCGGCCCATTGCGGGGGCAGTGTCGAAGTACGCACCACGACCGAAGTCGTTAGGAACGTCGGTGTCGGTTGCTACGCCTTCTTCAAAGCGAAGTGGGCCACGGTTACCAGGAATTGAGGGAGCAAGTGCGCGCTCATACCGATTGGCCATGCGATCCCGCTCAGGGAACATGGGGGCTGGTGCTACGGTGGGGTTCATCACGACGGGATTCTCCTTCGGAGAGAGATGGTGTCTTGGTATGAATAATAACAGTACCAATTTGGTACTGCCATACCCTATCTGTAAAAGGGTGATTCAAACACTTGAACCGTTGGCATAGTGTCGTACTGGGTCATAGAGCAGGCGATGGCAAGAGCGTCTGGGAAGTCGTCATAGGCGTTGCGCTCGTTGGGAGCAGCAGCCAGCATGTACTTTCCACGGTAGACCTTCTCTAGGTCTGACATCTGCTGGTGGAACTTCTTCCAAGCCTTGGTGCGCTTTGCCTTACTATGACCAGGAAACAGAATCTGTTCTCGCTGAATCAGTTCAGTGAGGTGCACCCATCGGTCGTTCTGTGCCTTTGAGTCAGACGAGATGGGGGTTACCTCAATGTGCGGGAGCAGTAGGGCCAATCGTTCCGCTACAGCACCGCCCACGCCCTGAGAGTCGACCCCTACCCGCAGTACGTCGTAATTGCGTAAGAAGTCAACTATCTGGAAGTACTGTTGCTCCCATTCAACGTTATTGATTTCCAACCAGTTCAGCACACGGTGCTCGTAGAACCCAAGACCATCTGGGTGGTCCCAGTCGACCCACACGGCGCAGACAACGGTTGAGTCGTTACTTCTCGCTACGTCGATGCCTGCAACGATAGGCGTCTTCCACCACTGACGAACGAACGACATCGATTCGTCGTAGAGCGAATTAAGGCGGTCTTCTGTAACGAACATGCCTTTCTCAAGAATCCACTCGTTCTTGTAGGACATGCGGAACTCATCGGAGTCCTCGCCTAGCCGCAGTTTCTCTTTCGCGATGAACTTGGCGTAGTTTGGGTTGTACTTGCTTGCGACCTTGTAGTCGTATTCAAAGTGACTTTGACGATGCCCACGCTTACCGTTGATGTCACGCCGCTTGTTGTACTGGATCATGTTATAGAAGTAGCACTTCTCTCGCGTGGCTGTACCGGACAGCACGAGAGTTCCGTTGTTGAACGCCAACATCGGCTTGATGCTCTTAGTGATCATGGTGCTGTCTGCACCCTGTGCTTCGTCTACTAGGGCCAGGTGGTACGTCTTCGACTCAATCTTGGCCTTTGGGTTACACGTGGTCATGCGGCAATGAGACCCGCTCTTCTTGAGCGTGATGATCTTGCCCTTACCACGGGCACCACCGGAAGCCGCCTTGTCGTCCAGTTCTGGGTCAAGCAGGAAGTCCAGTGCATGCTCGCTGGTCAACTTAGAAACAACACGACCGAAGATGGTCTCTGCTTGATCCTCTACAGGAGCAAACACGCCGACGAATAGACCTTTGGAGAACTTGGACAACCAAGTTGGATAGATAGGTGCCAACTTAGGGAGAATGACCATCATCGCCGCAATGACGTTCGACAACACTTCCGACTTACCTGACTGACGGCAGGCGATAAGAGTGAACTCTTCACCGTCACCAATAATGAGTGACTCAATGTAGCGGTAAGCGATTGGTATCTGGTACGGAAACAGTTCTACGTCACAGAACTCCTCTGTGAATATGAGGAGGCGCTTGACCAGGGAGTCAAGGAACTCGGCAGACGTTTCGTCTAGTTCCTCGTACTGCTCGTCAGGTAACTCTGCGAGAACGTCAACCATTTGCTCGGTCCTCAATTTCCGCCAAGATATCTGTAAGTGCAGTCACGTGAGAGCGCACCTCTTCAATGTCACCCTCTTTGTACCTCCATTGATCAAATGATCTACCGAGGTGCATGATGACTACGTCAGCCCAACTGATCAGATCGGGGGTTGACATCTTTTGGATACGAGAAACTCTTACTTTCTTAGTTGGCTTCTTGCGAAAGAAGGGCATGGTCATCTCCAGTCCCTGATTGTTGTTGCTGGATCGTCCAGCATACGTGCGTCTAGGACGGTGACAAGACCATCGATCTCGTCCAATACTGACCCATTGTCACATACCCCTACTTGTACAACACGTCCAGGTAGACGTACCTGAATACCAGATCCTCTTCTCCAAGGATCGTCTGTTTCACGCATAGTTCCCCTACACACAAACGGTACTCCCCTTGTTGGAACGTCTCTGACGATCCAGTACACACTTCCCGCAACCTGCAACTTATTGAGTGTGTCTTTAAACACAAACCATGAGTATACGATCGATATAAGTAGAGGGACTAAAAACGCAGGGAATTCTAATAGTACCAATGAGCATACGGATACTAATAAACACAGTAACCATATAACCATAATTGCTACGGACAGCATCAAATGCCAATATCTGATGGTAGATTTGAAGCATCTACACCAGAATGGCCAAACGCTTCCAGTGCCTGAACCGCTCTACCTTTAGAGTAACTCTCTCTAAAGGTTCTGTAATCAGATAAGGAACATGGTCCGTACTTCCAATAGCCCTGTGGAGACACGAGCGCAGTGGTGGAGGCCGGTCCTTTTACTGGGCGCTGGAACCGTACGTAGATGTACCCACGGGTAGTTTGAGCGTCTGACCCCATTGTGTCTGGGATGAACTGATGGGCGGATACGCGAGTACTTGCCGTTGGACCCTGGTAGTACTCAGACGCCTCGGACACCTCATACGGAGCAAAGTCAGACCCAGATGCGAACAGCACATTTAGCCCAGAGGGTGACTCAAGGCGCTTGTTTCCGCTCTGGTCTACTTCTACCCGTGGGTTGGTGTACATGCTGGAGTCGCTGCGCTTGGCAACGTTCTCCGCTAAAGCCTGCTCAATCTCTCGGAATGAGCGGCCTAGCCCGCCCCTTCTACGAGGATTATCCATTGGATGATTCCTTAGTCGCCTGGCCACTGGCGTGCTGTGCACGCAGCAAAGCCACCTCGTACGTAAGGTCCGCTACCTTACGCAGTAGTTCGTTGATCACTAACTGAACATCGACCTGCTCTGACTGCATTTCTACTCCTTGTTGTTTAGGTGCTGCGAGTACCTAGAGATAAGGTCATACAGTAGTTCTGGGGACGGCCCCTTCTTACTGTCTATAACCATCTTTATCTCAGTCGCTGGTACTAGGTATTCTACATCAATAACCATTTGTTCAAGCACATGAAGATGACTGTCTTCCTGCTCATCCTCGGTCATGTTAAGGCAGATGCTGATATGACCAGGCTTAGGATCTACGAGAAACCCCACGGAAGTGTTGACCCACGGGTCTTTGTCTCGGTTCCCTGGGAGAACCCACCCACCAGACCTATCCGAGTGGGCGTCTTTCCACCTAACCCTAACCATTGGCCTTAGGCTACGTACTCGTTTCCTCGCCATACAGCCCTCCCGTTTCGGATTTCGACAATCTCTTTAGACCACGTACCGTCAGGCATGATGGTCACTACGCCAACGCCCTGCTGCCAGTTCTCATAGCGTCGCATAGGCAACCCTTTGCTGTTACTTGATCCCTTTACCGAAGGAACAGCGCCATCAACACGAGATAGGCACCCAGGGGACCAAGCGTTGACGGTGACTCGCTCGTCGTTGATCTCAAACGTTTCGTAGTGGTCTTGAATGCGGTGGATGTGCCCCTGCACGTACGACTGGCGCTCGCCCTTAGCCACCGCAGATACTGTCAACTTCTCACCGTGGATGGCGTACAGAGGAGTCTGCTCATTGCCTCCCTGGGCGATCTTTATCCGCCCAGCCGGGTAGCCATCGTGGTATGTGACGTTGGGAGTCTCATCAATCCTCAGCAGGTGCTGAAGGGAAAGAACAGGCCAACTGTCGGGGATATTTGCCTGCCGAATACGAAGTGCTGACTTGGCATTCTTCGTAATGGCGTTCATCAGTCTCTTATCGTGGTTGCCCTCAATAAGTTCGATGTCACACCCTTCTGGTGCCTCTGTTGCTTGCTCAGCGACGTACAGATGTACGCGGTCCAGAGTCTTCTGGGTAGTAAATGCAAACTCAGGCGTGACGATGAACTTGTCTGACCACTCGGGGAAATCGCAAGTATCACCAAGGTTGATGATCCTATTGGGCTTAGCATCACGGATCATCTGCAAAGACACGGCAATAGCCCGTTCGTCTTGGAACGGGTCGTACGTACCGTCTTCATACCTTCGGTACCCGATTTGCGGATCGGGAGCGATGAAGACAGTCTGTGTGCTCTTAGCCGTTTTGGGAGCAGGTCGTGGCTTGGCGATTACCGGCTTGGACTGCTGTACGACAGGCCACTCTGGGCCATCGGCCCAACTTGGAACCAGTTCAATCCCATGCAGATCAACTGTTTGCGCTTCGCCCTGATCATCTTTGAAGAAGTTCTGCCAAGCACGAATCTTTGTCACACGGGCAACATCGTCAAGGTCAATACCAGAGCGATCAAGCAACTCGGCCAACTTGCCAAGTGTGCTGCTCTTCCCTCGCTTGGTACTTGTCGACGCTTCATGCATGGCGTCGTCGAAGTTCATACGGCCTTATTCTTGGGGCAGGAACACCGACCAATGCGGTGGTTGCTGACTGCATTAGCAGCAACGGATTCATCAGACCCAATATCGCTGAGAAACACCTTTAACGCCCGAGTAATCGTAGATGAGTGCTCATCAGACGCTAACCAGCCTTGGAGTTTCTCTAGGTTCTGCTCGTCCAGCGTTTTTTCAAGACGTGAGATCAAGCAGGAAGTTGGTTTGGATACCAACCCCTCAAAGTACTTGTCTAATGACGGTTGTGACACAAGGTACCTCCCGTAGCACGCAAGGCACAGGATAGCACATGTTATACGTTGCCGGAACCATTATCGGGGTTACCTGCTTGACGTGGCTGGTTTATCGCTGGCTGAGAATCGCGCATACGGTGAACAGTCTGGCCCAGCACAGGGGTTACATGCTCTTCAGTAGCACCTGTACTCGGCACGCTGATCATGTCTACTGATCTAGTCATAATGAACCTCTATCGTGATACTTTAACACGCTTGGAGCCGTCCTGAGTAACGACGTAGTTAGTAGACGGGTCAGACGCCGGTACCGTAGTAGTTTGATTTTCGCCAGTCACCACAACTGTTGTGTCCCTAGACGTTACCACGGTGGTCTTCTTCTGAATACCTAGCACAACTACGTTGTTAGCGTTGTCTTGCTTAACAACGTTAACTCCACCAGCCCATACCGAGGGTCTGCCTACCGCTCCGACTGCAAATACTACCGCTAAACCGCTTGCTGGTACTATCTTCGACCCAAACTCACTAACACCAGATACAACTGCGGTACCTGCTGCTGGGATAAGGGGTACCTGAACAATGGCAGTTATTTGCCTTGATACAGTGGCCGACCCGGTTGCTGCAATAGCAGAACTAGCGAACCTAGACGCACCAATAGCGCTGGCGACAGCCAAACCATTTGATGTTCCTGACGCTGCGCTTACTACGGCAAATACGCCACTTACGGTTGCAGTACCAGCGGCTGGAGTAGGGGTGGCACTGCCTAAGGTTGCCGAACTACCGGAAACGGTTGCAGTACCAGACGCCGCTACAGGAGATGCGGCTACGACCGTCCCACCAATTGCGCCTGCCGCTGAAACGGTGGCGACACCTGCTGCTGGAGTGGTAGTAGCCGCAGCCGTAGCAGCAAAGGTAGAAGATACGGCGGCGACACCTGCTGCTGGGGTAGCAGATGTTGCTGATCGGGCAGCAGCGGTTACTGAAACAGTCGCCGCCCCATTGGATGGACTGAGGGCCGTTGCTGAGGTGGCAGCGAACGTAGCGGTGACTGTGGCTGCACCGGCTGCTGGTATTGGGGAAGAAGACCCGGCAGTGGCTGTTGCACCGACTGCTGAAACAGTCGCGGTACCTGCTGCCGCTGTTGCTGAGGCGGCAGTCCTAGCCCCAGCCGTCGCTGAAACGGACGCAACACCTGCTGCCGCAGTGGGAGAGGCGCTTGCGATTGAACCACCTGTTGAACCTGCCGCTGAAACGGTGGCGACACCAGCCGCTGCTACCGGGGAAGCGGCGGCAATGGTGGAGCCAGAGGTTACGGTGGGATCGGCAGACAGCCACAGAGTCGCTTCACGGAGAAGAGTAATGCTCATCCGGTTACTCCGTAGTAAGAGGCGATGCTAAGCAACTCTGCATCAGAGAGACGACGCCGGAATGCAACGACGGCAAAACACTCAAAGTCATTGCCCTGACCGGCTGACTGATTGGTTCCAATACGGAACGGTGCTGAGTTTGCTAGTGATCCAGTCACCGTCGATGTGCTGCCGGTGTTCAAGTCTAATGTCCCATTCAGGATGCGTCCGACATCTACTTGGGATGTGCTGCTCCGCCTCCTCGCAAACAACACATCCAGCACTCCCGCCCGTCGATTGTTCAACTGAAAGTAAGTAACTGACGTAGTGCCATCGCTGAACTCCAACGCTCCGCCAAACCCAACCGGAACGCCAGCAGCACGCAACAGGTAGCCGCCAACTCCCGCTGGTCCGGTCTTGTCGATGAAGCGTTGCCCCGAATAAGGTGTAGCCCACACACGATTCACGACCAACAGCGTCCAATCGTCTGAGTTGTCGAAGTCCAGCAAGGCGTTATCAGCCACTTGCAAGAGGTCGTCGGTGCCGAACAACCAGACAGGTCTGGTGACGGCGACCGTCTTTCGGCCAGATGTAGAACGATTGATCGAAACAACAGGCTTTGGCGACGAGGCCGCATCTAGCCAGAAGGTCGCCCCACTAAGCAGAGCCGTCGATGTTGGAGTAACAGTTCCCTGGTAGTGGTCGTTGATTGTGGAGATTTCACCAGCGCTCAAGGCACGGCGGAATACAGCAACGGCGTAACACTCAAAGTCTTGCGACCCTCCACCACCGCCAGCACCGCCAACCCGCACAGGTAGAGAGTTGGCGAGCGAACCTAGGCCGACTGTCGATTGCGTACCGGAAGAGGTGGTGCCCTTGTACACCCGAGACTGGTTGACGCCACGGTCAACTACTCCGCTCACTACAACGAACTCTCCAGCGGTGAATGCTGGAGCGCCCGCATATACCTGCGTGGTCCCGTCGCCAATGTCAAAGGCCACCTGCAACGCCGTGGCGTTGGGGACAAGGTTCCAACCAACTTGACCAGCGCCAGAAACCTTCTTGTCGATCCATCGACCGAAGTTGGTCGGCGTTGCCCATTGACGCACCACCGCCAAGACAGTGAAAGATTGTGACGCACTGAAGTCAAGCAGATCGTTGTCAGGAACTTCCATATGGTCGTCAGTGCCGAACAGCCACACTGGACGCACCACGGCAACAGACTTGCGCCCAGAGGTGGGACGATTGATCGTGACGGTCGCAGCGTTGGAAGACGACTCAGTAAACGTCGTCTGTCCACCGCTGGTGATGCCTGTAGTGAAGTTGGCGTCGAACGCCGTCGATCCATCCACTCTCACTTGCGAGCGGTACACCCTGCCCGACAAATTGTTGATACCAGACTGTGATCCGATAACCAAAGGTGTGACCGCGTTGAAGAGCGCCGTCGAAGGAACGCTTACCGTCGCGATCGTTGTCCCTAGTTGAGTCCAGCCTGTGTCCACCGCCAAATCGGCTGCTGCCGCACTCTCGGTCGTGGCTTTCTGGAAGAATTTGATCTCGGCAGGAGAAGATGTCCACGTAGCCCGTAACAGCGTGACTGCGCCCGCAACCATCGTGGGGGCAATGGTCGGGGAGGTTTGGATCGTAATGTTTACCCCATCGACGGACAGATACAGCGTCAGAGTGTTCGTAGTCCACATCAATAACCACGACCGGTTGTTGGCACTGACGGTGTAGTGCCCGACTAAAGCCTGTGTTCCAGAGATGCTGTCCAGCGCCACAGCAATCCGAGCGTCCAATGATGTGGAAGGTGTGTACGCAGCCAGATCGGGTGCTGTTGCGTCGTTGAAACTCAACCCCGGTAAGTACAGATAGTTCGTGCCGGTGTGTGTCAACAGTCGCGGATCGTTCGTAGTCGGCTGAGTGGGATTGCCACCCAAAGAGGCATTCAGCACCGAGCCTCCGGTGCCGAGGTTCGACATAACCCGAACGGACTCAAGAGCAGTTGAGGCGGTTCCGGTGTACGGAACCGTTAGTGCATCACCACTGGTGATACCTGTGGTGAAGTCAACGTCGAACACGGTGGTACCGCCGACGCCGTTACGGACGATGGAGCGGTAGACCTTTCCGGCCAGCAGAGTAGCGGTGCCGTCATTGCTGCTACCAACTTGCAATGGTGCCGTGCCGTTGAACAGGGTGGTTGCTCCTACGGCTGCTGGCGTTCCTGCCGAAGTCCATGTGGTTGGCTCGTTCGGTTGGTCGGCGGCATAAAAGAATGCAGCAGTTCCGGTCGATGCCTGCCACGTGAGCCTGAACCAGTAGGCCACGCCATTGACCAACGGCATTGTGTTGCTCTCAAAGTAGGGAAAGTTTGCCCCAGTGGTCGAA